CATCGGTCTCTTGTATAGGTCGCGATAAGGCAACAAATACATTACTTGATATGTCCATATACTAGTTTTACTTGGTAAAAATTGAAGTCGTCGTAATACGAAATGAATGTATATAACATGCCGGATCTTCAGATGAATCGCTTTTCCTGGAATGATATTCAAGAGATTTTCGCGTATTTATTTCATATGAATCGCGAGTGTCGTATCTGTTTTGATCCAGATGATCCGACCCAAGATCTTGTAGTATTACATATAGGCGATTTAGAGCATATGTATGCAATTCACGGATTTGAAATTGTGAACATTCAATGGGAACACCAGAATTCATATGTGCGAGTTGAACCACACGATCGCTATGTTCGCATCAAAACAAACAGTCTCCCCCTCATAGTGGCGATCTATGACAAATCACAGAAGAAGCAATTTCACGATTTAGAAATCAGTCTGTCGGTTCCCTAGAGTCTAGACTATACCACACACACGAAGATAGTTCGCGATTTGTTTCGCAAACGTCGATTTTAAATTCGCCGCGAAAGTCGGTTCTGAAAAGACAATTTCGTTATACTTTGCCGATAATAACTGTATGCCGAGACCCTTTGGAGGTGGAGCCGTCAGTTCGGCTTTGTCCGTGTATTCCAAATGAAAAAAAAAGATTCGCTCAAACAATTTCGGTATAATTCGAAAGAGCAGTATTTGTTCATCCTTTCCAATATAGACTTGTGGTTCTTTGGACACGTGTATATGATCTCTTGCTCTGATATAATCCATACACTCTTTCCAAAACAACCCGGAATCTGTCCATTCTTGAATACCACCTTTCGAATTCACAAAACCGGCAAACGTTCCTGGCGTAATCCTATAATTGCCACACAATGCATCCGTGTGAAATTGATTTTTATACTCTTTTTGGCTGCTGATGCTAAATCGCTCAGGTCGTTTTAAAAATGCGTTCCAAAAGGTGACCTCTGCTTCTAGAACATGCGCCGCCGTAAAATCTTTATAATATTTGAAAAATATTGTGTCTGCATCACGAATCGCCACCGGTCCATTTGGAAAATCGACAAAGGCACGAAATCGTGCACAGCGTAAAAAGGCGCTATCAATATGCTCGAAGTTTTCCGGATTCGCTTCTTTCTTCTCGAGCCATTCCACAATCGCCATCACGACGGTATGAGGCATGCGTTTGTGATAATAATATTCATAGAAACCCTCTAAAATACGTGCTGTGTAGTAATCCGTATATATTATAAGAGACCATCCAGAAAACGGTTGCCCTCGCCTCATCATTTCCGTATATGTATATATACCTTTCAGAAACTTTTCATAATATGACTTGAAATGGGTCTGATTTCGCATATACACACACGTAGAATATACACCTTTCGCCTTTCGTGGATCATGTTTCTGATCGAAATAATAGGTCACTTGCCCATTATTTTCGAGATCGAGATACTGAAAAAAGGATTCATAGGGGTGATAATACACATGCTTTTTAGCATTGCGTTCGAGATCCTCTTTTTTTGCCTTCTCATAAATGGCTTTTATGGTGGCGGGGGGGATACTCGTAAGATGTTGAACATGCTCATGTATCCACGAATTTCTCGGTGGGGATAAGATATATTTAATATAGTCATAGTATTCTCTTTGATCCGCTAAAGGGATTGCTATACGGGGGGGCTGTGGCGGCGTACCCATGACTCCTAATCAGAATCTGGATAGGAATCTATTTTCTGTTCTTGGGAATTCCAGCGTCCCACATATTTCAGTTGTTTATTATAGAGTTTCTTTGTATCGTAATTAATATAATAAGAAGTGCCGTCATGATCAAAATGCCGGACGGCAATTTCGACGATTTCGAGCGGCTCGATCGTTTCAGTAGGAAGAATTCGTGCAACGGGAGGGGGCATAGGGATTGTGATCGTCTTCACTGCCTTCAGTGCCTTCAGTGCCTTCAGTTTATTTTTTGGAGCGGCTGGAGCTGGGGCTGGTGCTGGGGGTGGTGCTGGGGGTGGTGCTGGGGCTGGTGCATGAGCGGCAGACGCCGGCGCCGGTACTAAGAACTTATCAATTCCACCTTGTGCTAACTCTTTTGCTCGCTTCGCCTTCGCCATTGTATCTGGATCTATAGTGCTCCCATTCTTTATCTGTTTGTTATACCATTCCCCTTCAAAGATATGACTCCAAAGAGGAATAGATTCTGTTACGCGCCCATGTAACACTGCAGAATGAGCCCCCTTCAAACGATGACCATCGGCACGTTCGTGGGTCTTCACAGCTCGATTACAACATTTCTCACACATATCGGAATCGCCATCCAAGACATTCTCACAACGTATCTCAAGATGAAAATACCCACCCTCGACAAATTGTAGGCGCCCCTTGCCATCCCTATCAGAAACAAGACGACCTAGACACTGCTGCATTCCGTTTGTTAGCCTACTGATGCACACGCCATCCCGTCAATTTTGCCCAGCCCCCTAAGCCCGATACACTGCCAACGTCCGCGCCGACGGATCCGTCGCCTCAACCCAACGCGGCATCCAAAGATATGGCACATTCGTCTTTGCCGTCACATTCGAAAATTCCGCCTCATATATACACCGATAATAATACATTTCGGCCGTCTTTGGCGTATTATGCTGATACTTTTTCGCGTTCTCGGCCCATCCAGCTGGAACAGCCCCTGCACATCGCCGTTGTAAAATCTCGAACCAACTGTTCTCCGTACCACTCACACCATCCGAAAACGCCTCCTTCCGCCTCCAAAGAACATCGTGCGGCAACGTCACACAATCATCAAATGCCATTCGCAGAAGCCATTTTTCCGGTCGAGAAGCACTGGGGCGTCTATACACCGTCGGTATGGACAATGCCGTCGCGACAAATTCACGATCGAGAAATGGTGTCCTCGGCTCCAATCCATGACTCGAAATCGAGCGATCACTACGCAGTACATCGAACATGTGAATATCCCGAAGAAGTCGTGTACACTCCGCCTCGAACTCTGCATCATTCGGTGCCGCGTGAAAATATAAATACGACCCCCACACTTCATCCGAACCATCCCCATTGAAAATCACCTTACAATCCGTCTGTTGTGCCGCTGCACGCGCAACGAGCCAATTTCCCACACTCGCCCTCACAGTCGTCGTATCATACGTCTCGATCGCCCGAATCACCGCCGGAATCGCCCCAAAGAATTCGTCCTCCGTCAAACAAATCTCCGTATGATCCGTCTTCAGATGCTCCGCCACACGCCGTGCATACGCCAAATCCGTCGAACCCGCCATACCAATGCTGAACGTCTTCAACGCCGGTCGGCCGAGTCGTCGTAACTCCTTCGATACTAGTGCAGTAACCAAACTACTATCCAGACCGCCGCTCAAAAGGCACGCAATCGGGCGCTCGGTGGTCGTTATACGCTTGCGCACAGCTACCTCTAACGCCGAACGCACGGCCGCACATGCTAATTGGAGACCCAGGGGGGAGTCGACAGAAAATAGGGGGGATTTGAGAAAGGGGATATTATGATACCGTGTGGGTGGCATCGGGCAGTCGTGTTCATAGATTTGATATGTCCCTGGTAACACACAATGAACGGAATCAGCAAGTGGGGCAATACCTTTGATTTCGCTAGAGAAGATTGAATAACCTTTCGTGCTACGACCAACATACAGTGGTCGGACGCCATATGGATCGCGCCCAACAACAACACGGGCACGAGCAGGGTCGACGATAATCATGGCGAAGACACCGTCGAAAAGGCGAAAAAAGGTCGTGAGATTCGTCGCAAAACGCTCATAGAGTTGTCCGATAATCTCGCAATCGGAGCCGGATTTGACGTCTAGGGCGTATTCGGAGGCGAGTTGGCGCCAGTTGTAGATTTCCCCATTACATGCCCAGGTGATACCGGTGGGGGTGGTCATGGGCTGCATGCCATCGTCGGTGAGGCCATTGATAGCGAGACGTGTAAAACCGAATGTGCCTACGCCGGAAATGTCGAAGATGCGTGTAGCCTCCGGTCCTCGTGCTTCAATTTGTTTCACCCAATATCGGACATCAAACGATTCTGGAAGTTGACCATGACAAAACCAGATCCCACACATTCTTTTCATATTCAGCCGGGAAAGTTTAGACCACTTTGCTGCAGCCGCCCCCCCTGAAATCTGAGCCAAGATCAGAATGGATTCATCAGACGCCATACGGAAAATCAAGGCTCGGACGATTTGGACAGATTATAGCAAACAAACACTCGCAAAACAGGCGGCTTGTAATTACAGCACGTGTACGTCCAGTCTCACATTGTCATGTACTCTGAGATTTCCATCGTATGAATACAAATCGGAGGTTCTTCTCGGAAGAAACACTTGCCTCGCGTGTTCCACATGCACTTGCTAGGCCGCCGGCGGCCGGTCTAAACTCCACCCAGCTTACACTCCAGAAAGATGGATAATACGAAGTCTGAACGCGTCAAAGAAACCGTCACTATCTTGAAAAAACTCCAAGAAGTCGGTATCGCCACAACCGAACCCGGATATGTCGAAGTCAAGACACTCATGACGGCCTGGATCAATGACGGTGGACAGCACACGCACACTGTCGAATTTCCCCGCTACGGTCGTAAGGGAACCCTGGTACTCCCTGCACGCGCCGGAAGAACCGCTTCTCTTATGCTCAAGGTAGTGTAGGATGACCGACAAATCGGTCTACACAACAGAAGGTGCCCTTTTTGAACTCATAAACAGAGGCAAAAAAGACAGCTTTTTCTTCAAAGACAACCTTGTCGATAGTGTGACGCAGTTTGACACGCGATATAACAGAACACCACAGATAGTACATGAGCGACGTCTGATTGTGCCGAGGAACGGTTCGGAGTTCGGACAGGCGATCGAATTCGAACTGGAGACTGCCGGGGATGTAATTATTGAACCGACCTTTTTGATTCAGATGCCCACGTGGATTCCTCCAAATTACCAAACGGCGGCGACGGCCGGGGCGGAGGTTTTGGATTCTGGAAGTAATTACAGTTTTCAGAATTGTCTGCAAGATGCCAGCGGCGTTTCCTACGGATGGACGAACGGGATCGGCTATTTCTTATTTTCCAATATTCAGGTTTTCCAGGACAATCTCTTAATTCAAGAATTCTCTGGAGATGCTCTCTACGCCTCCCGACTTTCTCGAGGAACCATAAATTCCAGTTCTCTCGATTCCGACGAATCCGGTTTTATGAAACGGGTGGACAATCTCCACATTTCCAAAAACGCCGTTCCAGGAAATCTCCGGCTCTGGCTCCCACTTCTCGGATGCCAACATCCCACCGAAGGCGGCTTCCCTTCCATCGCCAGCCGCCAACAAACCTATAAAATCCGGGCTCATCTCCGGCGTGCAGAAGACCTCATTCTCGCCTCCGATTCTCGCCCCCGACCATCTCCCTTCTCCAAACCGTTTTTCTGGTCACCCCCTGCTTCTGCTGACCTATATACCGTCACGAGCGACGATGACTTTAAAAAGACCGTCATAGATTCCTCGGGATATTGTATTGTATTATGTTGGTCAAAGACATCGCCGCCGAATACCACACCTGCCTTGGCGACGTTCCTATCGCAAATCCGGGCACTTGTTAATTCAAAAGCTGGGAATCTTCGTCAAGTATATTGTGATCAAGACACCGTATTTCTCTCATTTGCACTGGCGAGCCAATATCTAACACCATATGTCAATAACACAGGAACTAGTGATTTATATTTCAATTCTGTCACAATCGCCTTATTTAAGGACGGCAAGTACCTTTATAGCACCTATAATCCGACACGACCTACCGTTGGGCGGACGAATACGACTGTACTGATTGGCTATCCAAATGATATAAGTGTGACCCAATTTGTATCGCTCGTCACCAGTGTAGTACCGGTCGGCTTCGGATTTACACCGGTATTTACGACGGAGGCGCGCACGGCGATGCCGAGTCCTACGATACAGCTGGAGGCGCGGCACATATACACTGACAAAGATACACAGGGATTGCTGATCAAGCAGAAACATCAAATACCGTATTCTCGCCTTTATGAAAATAAGTTCACATTCGGCCCTCTCGATTATTCACCACTTCAGAAGGGGGGTGTGGCAATCGTGACGCGTGTACTGGACGCGATTCATCCTGCTTCCAGAATTCTGTGGTTTTTTCGGAATAGGACGGATTTGATGGCGAATCGGTATGATCGACTTTTGGCAGATTTATCGGGATCCGAGTTTTACAATAGTCTCACCCTAGTAATTGCTGGGCGATCTCGAGAGGATCCTTGGGGACCACTCGTTTGGAATCGCCTCGCCGCCCATGCAAAAGAGGATTGTGATCCTGGAGCCGGTCTCGGCATCATGAATTGGGATGTGGGAGCGGGTTCCGAAATAGACCGTCATGAACCACAAGGCTCGGTCAATTTCACAACGGCAGATCGACCGACCTTTTTGATTGACCTATCGGGCGCGCAACTTCAATATACCGAAATGACGGCGATCGTGGATACGTGGACAACCTTCACATTTGAAAACGGGCGGGGCAGTATCAACACATTTTAAAGGCGGTCGGCGACCGCCTAGTCTAAAAAAGACTCCTGGTTAGAACTAGAAATGAGTCTTGCAGGAGCCAACCGACCCAAAGGGGACATAACAACTCTTCTGGATTTGACGAATCGCGATGCAGAAGAGAATGCCCTTTATCCTATCAATACGGACACGACATGGTTCACACGCGACACGAAACGTCGTATCATGCCAGCCACGCCCATTTTTCAAGAGATACCGTTTCGTGGCCCGGCGAATTACGGACAACGATTCACCTTTGATGTGGGGTCGATGCAGGCTGGCGACATGATTCACGCCGCCGCCATACAGATTCGTCTGACACATTGGCTCGACCCCACGAGTGTCATCGGTCTCGCGGGAGGCTCACTCACATATTCAGAACCTCAGAGCACATGGTGGCAATTTATCAACAATCTCGGCACCAACATTCTCCAATCTGCAGAACTCGAAGTCGACGGGGTCGGTATCGAAACTCTCGACGGAGAATTCATTCATATCTACAATCTTCTCTTTCCCGATATCAATAGCCAGAGTGGTGCCGCCACCGATTTGACCGGCCTTCGAAAGATCCGCGACGTTGTCTCTACGACAGAACAACGTCCGTATCCGTTCCCAACAGAAGATGGGATTATCACCGTTGTGCTACCCTTCTTTTTCATGCGCGTCAAATACAGAGAATCGCTACCGCTGATCGCCATAAAAGAGGGCAACGTGCGCATAAATGTCACGCTCCGCCCCTTTGACCAGGTAGTGCGACAAGTCTGTGGATATCGCAGTGGCTCACAGACACCGTTGGGACAGACATTTGGCCTCACACCTACCCCCCGTAAGACTACCATACCACCGCTACAGGTCGTGCCAGGATATGGCAACATCACGATCACATCGCCAACCAGCTTTCAATCATCGAACAATACCGCACTCAACGTAAACACGTTTGGTGGCAGAGTATCGAGCATATATTCTATTGATGGCCCCTGTCAAGTTACCTATATTGCAAAGAACCTATACCCTGCACCCTACACATCCTATATAATTGGCCTGGCAACAACCATCGATCAACCCAATCCAGATTTATCTGGAAGTACCAATAATGGTTATACAGGTATTAATTATTACAATATATATTTAATACAGACATTAGCAAGTGGTATATCACAAATACGTATGTTTATAGATGGTGTTAGTACAACATTGAGTGGCCTTATAAACATGGGTGATATCATTCAAATTCGATATACAGGTATCAGATTTGAAGTTTTGATAAATGGAATCGTCAAACGTTCGATAATAAAACAGGCCTCGGGTTCACTTTATTTAGTAGCCCAGACAAACTCCTACGCGCTTGTCCCACTCACAGTGATTACGGATGTGTCCTTCACGCCCCTGACAGGTGGGCAGATTCGGTACCCCTCGACGACCACTGCCACGGCCGTTGCAAACCCGCCCGATTTTGATCGTGTTGGTCTTTTGACCTGGGGGACACTCGTGACAGGCACGTTTCGCGAAAGGATGATGCGTGAACCGTATGAATTTCTCTATCGTGAACTACAGAGTTTCCTGTTCGATGAGCCGATTACATACCAGATTGTAAAAACGACCAATTCCGATGTGGTGTCGGTTCAGCTCCCGATTGAGGCGAATCATCCCATTGAAGAGGTGATCTGGGTCATCCGACGACGGGCAGTGGCCGATAATAATGAATGGTACAATTTCGGCAGTTATCTCGAACGCGATTTCGCCTATGCCGCCGCCTCTGGCATACCCCTTGAACAACGCCCACTTCTGACCTACGCCCGCTTACAGGCCAATGGGCAGCCGCTGATAGAAGGTGATGAACGCTATTTCCGACGACAGATCGGTCAACATCATGACGGTGGCTATACGGCATACAATCAATATGTATATGGCTATTCGTTCGCAAAGACACCCGGTGATCATCAACCATCTGGAACCGCCAACGCCAGCCGATTAAGTTCCTTTCGCCTCACCCTCGATGTGGCCGTGCCGACGGTATTCAAGTCGCCAAGCGCAAACGCGTCCACGGATTTGACGTGGGAGGTACGTGTCTATGTTTTGGCGCTGAATTGGCTGCGAGTGGAAAATGGCCTCGTGAATCGGATTTACCAGGATTAACCCAGCCACCCAGGATTAAAGGCTGCCGCTTTTATTAGTAAGCATGGTCGCGTCACTTCTTCGCACACTTCACAGTGGTGCACAGGACGCACGACTCTTGGCAATAAAAGGACAACCATCCATCGACTTTTTCACGACGGTTTTTCGACGCGCGGGACGATTCACATCGCAATGGGTTCGCCTCGATTTCGACTACCGACCGATTCTGGGGCAACAGGCCGGTCTGACAATTCCGAGAAAGGGTCATCTGCTTTCTCGGCTATATTTGGTGACAACCCTGCCGAACATTCGGCAATACCAAGAACAGGCGGCGGTGGCCGCTACACTTCCTGCACCGAATTCGTTTTTTATTGGCCCAGGGATCACCGAAGAAGGGAGAACATTTACATTGACAGATCCAGCATATGCAGAAATAACAGGTATGTCATCCACCGTCGGATACGGAGGCCCCTGTTATTTTGAATTCAGTATTCCGAATATTGAACGCTATTCTAGTTCTAATATATTTGATGACGTTATACGAGTATCATTGACGCTATCACCCGACTTGAGTGGTTCGCTATATGCAGGGAGTTTATATTCTATGAAATTTACCAATAAAATTATACCAAATAATGGCACAGAAAGTTCTTATATTGTCTTTTCAGCCCCCACTGTAAATCTAACATCCACACTTGCGTACCCGATATCAAACTATATGAATAACCGATTCTGTAGGAATTTCGATTTGTCGAACAATGATATATATAGAATCGAATATGACGGAACATTTATGAACTTTTACAGAAACGGAGTAGCGAGTGTATCGATCCCAAATCCATACACGAATTCGCAATCAGCATCTCCATTGTATGCACAAGTCGACTTTTTACGCGCGGATGCACAAATTACAGTCTTAAATTTCGGTGTCTTAGCGCCATTTGTGGGACCGAGATTCAATTATACGAACAATGTCGGCCACGCCATTATCGCGGGGGCATCCATCGATATCGCCGGTTCACGAGTCGAAAACCTCGATGGCCAACTTCTCGAAGTCATGGACGAATTCTACACACCGCTGGAGAAAACGACGGTTGTGAATTCCCTTCTTCAGCGATATGACAACGGGTTCAACGTCGATACGATTTCGGGCGGTACTCCCACTGTCGTCACACCGCTCCCGTTCTGGTTTTCGCGCGGCGATTCGGGCGTCTTTTTGCCCATCGACGCCATCCAGGCCGATCCTGTTCGGCTGAATGTGAACTTTGCACCGCTGACAAACTTATATATCTCGAGCGCGCAACAGACATTTGTTGCCAGCGGTTCGACGGCCGCGGGGGCGGCCTATTTTCCCCTGTTAGGATCACCGTTCTATAGAGAACATCCTGACGGAGCGGCCGTCAAAGGCCTGAAAGGTGACCCGAATGAAGTGGTCATGGCGTTCCCTATTCCTGGAGTGAGTGTCCCGTTAACACTCGACCTTGGTGACACGTATGTGATTGCCGAATATATATATTTGGACAAAGCGGAGGCCAATCGTTTTCGTATATCCGATATACAAGTTCCGATTGTTCAGCATTATAAATTCGAACCGTTTGATACCCGCACCTTTGCGCGTATACAGATTCCGTTGCGCGTGCCGAATCCGACCAGGGCGCTCTTTTTCTACGCGCAGCGGTATGAGGCGACGGCCTATAATGCACCGTTTCTCGCCACGCGCGATCTGAGTGGGGTGGGTACGAGTGTGCCTTGGTGGCCGGATGCCAGCGGTCTCAACACATATTATATCACGAACCCGAAGCCGGCGTTTTCGACGCGGAATTCAGAACCATTTGCAGGAATGTCGCTCGTGTATGAGGGCAAATATGTGCGTTATAAGACGGAGGCACCGGTAAATTTTCGTGTGGCGATACCGGCGATGGAAATGCGAAAAACGCCGTGGATGAATCGTTATATGTATACCATGCCGTTTGGGTATAATCAAGGACGAATTTCACCCTCTTTGCCGAGCGGTGAGGCGAATCTCGATAAGATGCACGATATTTATTTGAATTTGGTGATGCATCCACGAACGGGCTCGGCGATGACGAACGATGTCGATGGATTCATGATTCTGATTTGGGCAGAGACGTACAACATTTTGCGAGTGTATGGAGGCCGTGCAGGGTTGATGATGGGGTATTAAGACAAAGGGGAGGAGATATTTCCCGTTAGAATAGTAGATAGACACAATGAATACAGCACCCTCATTTTACGCTCATTTGCTGAGTGGGATGCTCATTTTATTTTCAGCCGTATTAGTCGTTATGAATTACTCGAAATTACTGAGATTGAAACCCCATAAAATTATTATACTAAGCCTATTTTTCTCGCTCGTTATCGGTATTCACGGTCTATCACATTTGAGCCTGGAAAGAGCCTACGGGTTTAATTCATTAAAAAATTATAGATGATGCATGTATCGGAACCGAACGGATCCGCTATCGCACCAACGTTCCGAATCAAACCACAACCGGTATACATGCTTTTCAAATATCGATGTCTACAAATTTTATATTATTAGATAATAGGAAATGACAACAAATCCAAGCTTTTTTAAGACGACAATCGGAACACTTCCCGATACAAAGTCAGTAGATGATGTGCGGAATTTTGTGTTTACACACTTTAAAGAGGAACTGAAGGAACGCCCTTCATTCCATAAATACATTACCAAGCTTCCACAAAATTTCCAGGAGATGGCCTCTAAGATCAGAGATTCACCCACAATCCGTGAGAATATATGTAAACAGTACAAGAACTGTGATATAACGCCTCTTCCTAACACAGATGAACTATATGTTTCTCACTATAATATCGACGGCGGTGGCGATCAGGGTCTTTTCAATAAGCATTATGATGGCGTTTTACGTTTACTGAATGATGCTACAATTGTAAGAGCTCTAGTCTATATAAACTCGAAGGACGATTTCGTAGTCCATTTCCTCGATACCAATATAAGTCATAATTTTAAGACCAATGAATTCGGATTACTAGATTTCAATCGCGAGTACCATTGGGTAGAGGGTAAATATAACGAGAATATGGATCTAAACGATACTAGAATTCTTCTTAAGATCAATTATCTGGTCTGTCCTAAATGTTCATCCGCCTATTCTAAATTTGTTATCTGGCTCAATTCGACGGTGTTCTATGTAGTAAAAACTTGTATGGAGTATTCAAAGAGCCCCAAGACACCTAGCCAGTACGTTATCGGATTTTTCTGTAATCTATTTCGCATGGCCAATAATATAAGCGTGTGGCTAAGTATACTCTTAGGATTGACTCTTTTAGTTATCACCGGTTTAATCATATACTTTGCTGGACGTGGTATTTTTAGATTTCTGAAATCTCCCACTATAAAGCGTGCGTTAACATCTCGTGGCCGCAGCCGCCGATAGACGATCGCGTCCGCTGCAGAATTCTGCTTGTGATTTTTCACAAACAAGATTAATTTCTTTTTACATAGCATAGATGGCGACGATTCCCACAACCAGTTATGCAGTTTACCCGGGATCGAGTCGTAAGTCGTATATTGCGACCACTCCGTTTCAGAATGACATCTTTTCTTACACGGTCACCACGGTGAATCTGAGATCGGTGGGAACACTTGCGACGATTCCTGGCCTGACGGCGGGTCTCTGTCCCGCGGGGCGTATTCTTCGGGAAAATGGACGCAAACTTTACCCCGGTGCCAACCCAGGTGTCACCCAGCTTCTCGTGGGCGTCTATGATGACCATACATTCACGAGCGGGTTTATTGACCCGAACTCGGACATTTTTGCCGTGTTCAGCGGCGATAAGCCGTATTTCGTGGGTAACTCCAGTGACCCTGTTTCCGACTTGTCTCAGAACGGTGCACCGGTCTACACGAATGGGCTCGTGTATGCAGGTGGTGAACTGGATATAAGCGGTGATGCATTTCTCCACAGCGATCTGAGAGTGACGGGTGATACACTCGTTGAGGGTATATTGACAGTAAATGGTAATACACTTCTTAAGAGTGATTTGATAGTTAGAGGTAGCATAGATCTGAGTGGGGCATTCCTTGTTAATTCCAAGTCTCAGGTTCTAACAGTAAATGGCACTACTTCTTACGCAT